TGGTAATTCGCGCGCGCGGCATTTCTCTAGCGTCAGGCGCAATCAGTCTCAAACGGGACTCAGCGTGAGAAGAACGGCCATAGGCTCCCCAGCTGTTTGATAGTTCAATAGTTCACTATGATTTTGTCGAACCTTAAGGGCGCGCAACGCTAGTGCTAGTCACGTTTAGCGAGTTCGCCGCACTGAAAGGCTGCGCCAAGGGCACCGTTACCGCGGCCACCAAGAGCCGCATCGCTGCTGCGGTGGTGGAGAAGGACGGCAAGCGATGGCTGGACCGCGACCTGGCGCTCGAGCTGTGGAACCGGAACACCAAGGCGACGCACAACGCGAAGGTGAGCGTGGCCGACCCGGTGGAGTTGGAGCTACCGGCCAGCCCGCGGGAATTGCGGGAGGCGATCGAGGCGCTGCCGGATGATGCGATCCCGGAGCTGAATGAGAGCCGGGCACGGCGGGAGCATTACCAGGCGGAGCTGGCCAAGCTGCAGGTGGCGCAGCAGCGCAAGGAGCTGGTGCCGGCGGATGAGGTGAAGAAACAGGCGTTTCAGATTGGACGCAGCGTGAGAGAGGCGCTGTCGAACCTGGCTGATCGGCTCAGCCACCAGCTGGCGGGTGAAACGGATCCTGCGGTGATCCACCAGCTGCTGAGCGATGAGCACCGCGACGCGCTCCTGGCGCTGGTGGAGGCAGACCGATGAGCGTCTGGCGCGATGCGTTCATGGATGGTCTGCGGCCGGAGCCACCGCTCACGGTGAGCGCGTGGGCGGACAAGCACCGGCGGCTGAGCAGCAAGGCATCAGCGGAGCCTGGACCGTGGCGGACTAACCGGACGCCGTATCTGCGGGAGCCGATGGACTGCCTGAGCACCACCAGCAACGTGCAGCGGGTGGTGATGATGTTTGCGGCGCAGACCGGCAAGACCGAGAGCGGCAGTAACTGGCTGGGCTATGTGATCGCGCACGCGCCGGGGCCGATGCTGTTGGTACAGCCCACGGTGGAGATGGCGAAGCGGCTGAGCAAGCAGCGACTGGAGAGCCTGATCAGCGAGACGCCGGTGCTGACGGAGAAGATCGCACCGGCACGCGCGCGCGACTCGGGCAACACGATGTTTGCCAAGGAGTTTCCCGGCGGAATGATGCTGCTGACGGGTGCCAACAGCGCAACGGGTCTGCGCTCGACCCCGTGCCGGTACATCTTTATGGATGAGATCGACGCCTTCCCGGCTGATGTGGATGGCGAAGGCGATCCGGTGAGCTTGGCGGAGAAGCGCGCGACCACGTTTGCGCGGCGGAAGATCCTGCTCACCAGCACGCCAACGGTGAAGGACTTCAGCCGAATCGAGGCGGAGTTTGAGCGGAGCGATCAGCGGCGGTTCTATGTGCCGTGCCCGAGCTGCGGGGCGATGCAGTGGCTGAAGTGGCCGCAGCTGAAGTGGGAGAAGAACGACCCGGCAACGGCGGTGTATGAGTGCGAGCACTGCCGTGAGCGGTTCGCTGAGATCCACAAGCCGGCAATGCTGCGGCAGGGCGAGTGGCGCGCGACGGCACCGAGCGATGGCAAGACGGCGGGCTTCCAGCTCAGTGGGCTGTATTCCCCGCTGGGCTGGCTGAGCTGGGCGGACATGGTGGACGACTTCCTGCGGGCGAAGTCGGATGCGCCGATGCTGAAGAGCTTCGTCAACACCCGGCTGGCGGAGACGTGGGAGGAGGACTTTGCCAGCAAGGTGAGCGCCGATGCACTGCTGCAGCGGTGTGAGCCGTACAAGGCCGGCCAGCTACCGGATGGTGCGCTGCTGGTCACAATCGGCGTGGACGTGCAGGGCGGCGGTGGATCCGCTGGTGATCGCCTGGCCGTGAGCGTGTGGGCGTGGGGCCGTGATGAAGAAGGCTGGCTGATCGACCACCAGGAGATCATGGGCGACCCGTGCCGGCCGGAGGTGTGGAAGCAGCTGGACCTGCTGGTGCTGCATCAGTGGGAGCACGCTGGTGGCGGCAAGCTGCGGGCCGATGTGGTGGCGGTGGACTCGGGCGGCCACGCCACGGCGGAGGTGTACCAGTACGCGCGGGAGCGGCAGGCGCAGGGCGTGATCGCCATCAAGGGTCAGAGCCAGAGGGGCAAGGCGCCGATCGGCAAGCCGACGAAGGTGGACATCAACGCCAAGGGTCAGACCTTGAAGCGCGGCGCGCTGGTGTTCCCGGTCGGTGGTGACACGATCAAGACCACGCTGTTCGGGCGGTTGAAGCACAACGAGCCGGGGCCGGGCTATCTGCACTTTCATGCGCAAACGGGTGCTGAGTATTTCGAGCAGCTGACGGCGGAGAAGCAGGCGCTGCGCTATGTGAAGGGCTTCCCGGTGCGGGAGTGGGTGAAGAAACCGAGCGCGCGCAATGAGGCGCTGGACTGCATGGTGTACGCATACGCAGCGGTACATCGGATGTACCAGCGGCATGATCGGAGAACTGTGTGGGATCAGCTGGAGAAGCGCCTGCAGAATGGAGATGCTGAGCCACGCAAACCGCGCCTAAGATCGGGAGGAGCCGGAGCGTCGGCGTTCGTCAACAGCTGGTGAGGCCGTGAACATCCCCGCCCAGATCAGAGCCGGCGATACGGTCAAGTGGCGCGACGATGCCAGCGCGGATGTGTTTGGCAATGCGATCAGCAGCCAGACCGGCTGGACGTTGACCTACTACATGCGCACTGACAAGACGCACGAAGGGGCAACGGTGGTGGGCACAGCCTATGGGCTGGGCTGGGAGTTTTTGATCGCGCAGGCCACCAGCGCGGCGTTTGATGCTGGCCAGTGGTATTGGCAGGCCGAGGCAACCAAAAGCGGCGAACACATCACCATTGGCGCGGGACAGCTGGAGGTGCTGGCTGGGCTGAGCTATGCGGGGCAGCCGGCCGCGTTCGATGGCCGCACGCAAGCGCAGAAGGATCTTGATGCGGTGCAGGCTGCGATCCGCTCGATGATCTCGGGCGGTGCGGTGGCGGAGTACACGATCGGCAGCCGGCGGCTGAAGAAGATGGAGATGGCCGATCTGCTGGCGCTTGAATCTAGTCTGAAGGCCAGCGTGAAGCGCGAGCAAGCCGCGCAGCTGCAGGCCAACGGTCTCGGCAACCCCCATAACCTTTTCGTGCGCTTCTGATGGGTATCCGATCCTCGATCCTCGGCTGGCTGCAACGTGGCACCCCTGAGGTGACGCCGCGCCGGCGGATGTATGAAGGCGCACGGGTCAGCAGGCTGACCAGCGACTGGGTGACGGGCGGCACGTCCGCTGATGCGGAGATCAAGGGCAGCCTGCAGCGGCTGCGCAACCGCTCGCGCCAGCTGGTGCGCGATAACGACTACGCGCGGCAGGCGATCCGTGCGGTGCGCAATAACGTGATCGGCACCGGCATCAGGATGCAGGCGCAGGTGCGGATGCAACGCGGCGGTGGCCGGTTGGATCAGGCGGTGAACGATGCGATCGAGATGGCCTGGGCGGATTGGGGCCGCAAGGGCACCTGCCACACTGCGGGCCGGCTGAGCTTTCAAGACATCGAGCGGCTGCTGATCGGTGCGGTGGCCGAGAGCGGTGAGGTGTTCGTGCGGATGGTGCGGCAACCGTTTGGTGGCAGCAAGGTGCCGTTCGCGCTGGAGATCATCGAGAGCGATCTGCTCGATGACAACTACACCGGGCCGAGCACGATCGAGGGCAACGAGTGGCGGATGGGCGTCGAGCTGAACCGCTGGGGACGGCCGGTGCAGTATGCGTTCCTCACCAAACACCCTGGCGACTCATCGTTCGGACCGAGCACCACGGCACGCCATCGACTGGTGCCTGCTGCTGAGGTGCTGCACCTCTATGTGATGGAGCGCCCCGGCCAGACCCGCGGTGTGCCGTGGCTGGCCAGTGCCATCCAGCGGCTGCACATGCTGTCGGGCTATGAGCAGGCCGAGGTGGTGCGTGCGCGTGCGAGCAGCTCACTGATGGGGTTCATCACCAGCCCTGAGGGCGAGTTGCTGGGCGATGAGGTGTACGACAACGAGCGGGTGAGCAACTTCGAGCCCGGCGTGTTCAAGTATCTGGCGCCGGGCGAGAGCGTGACAGTGCCGCAGCTCGATGCGCCCGATGGGCAGCTGGAGCCGTTCCTGCGGGCAATGCTGCGCGCGATGGCGGCCGGTGTGGGCTGTAGCTACGAGACGATCAGCCGGGACTTCAGCCAAACCAACTACAGCAGCAGCCGGCTGAGCCTGCTCGAGGACCGGGAGAACTGGAAGTCGCTGCAGCATTTCATGATCGAAAACTTCCACAAGCCGGTGTTTGAGGCATGGCTTGAGATGGCGGTGCTCGGCGGTGCGTTGAATCTGCCGGCCTATGAGACCGATCCCGATCGCTACCGGCGTGTGCGGTGGATGCCGCGCGGTTGGGCGTGGGTGGATCCGGCTAAGGAAGTGCAGGCGTACAAGGATGCTGTGCGCTGCGGGTTCAAGACGCAGGCGGATGTGGTGGCGGAGCAAGGCGGCGACCTTGAGGAGCTGCTGCTGGCGCGCGCTGCTGAGCTGCAGATGGCCGATGAGCTTGACCTGATGTTCGACACCGACCCGCATGAGGTGAACGGTTCGGGCACCGAGCAGCCCAGCGATCCGGCGGAGGATCAAGCCGAGGAGATGAACCCGGCCAGTGATCCCGATGAGGCCGACGATAATGTGGAAGACAACGTAGATGCAGAGAGCACCGATGGACCTATCGCGTGATCTTGAAGGGCAGCTGCTGAAGCGCGCCGAGGTAGCTGACTTCACGGTCAGCGAGGACCAGCGCACGATCGAGTTCCCCTTCAGCTCTGAGTATCCCGTCGCCCGGTATTTCGGGAATGAAGTGCTGCAGCACGACACGCGCAGCGCCGATCTGAGCCGCCTGAACGATGCAGCGCCGCTGCTGTTCAACCATGACCCCGGCAAGGTGATCGGCGTGGTGGAACGCGCCTGGATCGACGGAGAGAAGAAACGTGGTTACGCCACGGTGAAATTCAGCCGCAATGCCTTCGCACAAGAGGTGCTGGCTGACGTGAAGGATGGCGTTCTGCGGAACGTATCCTTCGGCTACGCAATCAACGAAATGGAGCAAAGAGGTAGCGGCGACTTCGTTGCTACCAGCTGGGCTCCCTACGAGATCAGCGTGGTTAGCATACCTGCAGACCCCACTGTGGGTGTGGGTCGGTCTCTCGAGACCGATCCTGCGGCCCCAGCCGCATCACCAACCCCCGAAACAGAACCTGAGGTTCCGATGGAAAACACCCCCGATCTGACGGCGGTGCGGGCTGAAGCGGCTGCTGAGGCTGCCAAAGCTGAGCGCGCCCGTATTGCCGGCATCACTGCCCTGACCGAAAAGCACGGCATGGCCGATCTCGGTCGCCAGCTGATCGACGGCGGCCGCAGCCTTGATGAGGCTCGCGCCGTTGTGCTCGACAAGCTGGGCGCCAAGCCCGTTGAGACTGTCGCCCCTGTGGAGATGGCCTCTGAGGAGCGCGCCTCCTACAGCATCACCGCTGGCATCCGCGCCATGCTGACCGGCGACTGGTCCAGCCGCGAGGCCGGCCTGGTGCGCGAGCTGTCGCGTGAGGTGGAGAAGTCCGGTGTGTCCAAGACCACCGAGCGCAGCTTCTTCGTTCCCTTCGCTGCCCTGAACCAGCGCGCCACCTACGTGACCTCTGGTGCCACCACCGGCGGCAACCTGGTGCAGACCGATCTGCTGGCTGAGGACTTCATCGAGTTCCTGCGGAACAACGCCCTGATGCTGCAGCTGGGCGTGCGCACCATGCCTGGCCTGGTGGGCAACGTGGCGATCCCCCGCCGCTCTGGTGTGGCTTCGACCTACTACCTGAGCACCCAGACCACCGCGATCACCCAGTCGGAGAGCACCTTCGACCAGGTGACCATGAGCCCCAAGAACCTGGCCGCTCTGTCCAAGTACAGCCGCCAGACCCTGCTGCAGGGCACCCCTGGCATCGAGGAGCTGGTGCGTCGTGACCTGACCGATGGCATCAACCTCGCCATCGACCTGGGCATCCTGAACGGTTCTGGCTCCAGCGGCCAGCCCACCGGCATCATGCAGACCTCCGGCATCGGCTCTGTGGCGATGGGCACCAACGGTGGCGCCATCACCCTCGAGAAGGTGGTTGATCTGGAAGCTGCCGTGATGCAGGTCAACGGTGCGGTGAACCCCGCCAACGTGGCCTACCTCACCAACTACAAGGTGATGGCAGCCCTCAAGAAGCTGCGTGCTGGTGGCTCCACCACCGGCGACGGTCCGTTCCTGTTCAACACGGATCTGGCCGGTATCGGCCGCGGTCCTACCCCCGCTCAGCTGAACGGCTACCCCCTCGCTGCCACCAACCAGGTGCCCAGCACCCTGACCAAGGGCTCCAGCTCGGGCGTCTGCTCCGCGCTGGTGATGGGTGACTTCAGCCAGGCAATGGTTGGTTTCTGGGGCAACGGCCTCGAGATCACCGTGGGCGAAGATCAGGACGACTTCAGCAAGGCTCTGACCAGCGTTCGCGGCATCGTCACCTATGACGTGGCCGTGCGCGATCCCAAGAGCTTTGCAGCCATCCTGGACATCACCACCTGATAGGAGCCGGGGGCGGGCAACCGCCCCCCTTTTTTTAGATGAAGGTTCTCATCTCTAGCGACTGCGCAGCACGCGGTGAGTATCTCGAGGCCGGCAAGGTCTACGAGCTGGACTCTGACGTGGCTGCTGAGCTGCTCCGCATGGGCCGCGCTGTGGAGGCGCCGGCCGAGGAACCCAAGCCTCGGGTGACCCGCAAGGCCAAGGCGGAGGCCGCCAATGGCGCTGACTGAGGATCTGGCAGTCTTCCTGAATGACTTTGGCGTCAGCTGCACCGCTGGCGCGATCACTGCGCTGGGCATCCTCGACATGCCGACGCAGGTGCTGGCCGGCGAGATGGTGCTCAGCACGGATTACACCCTAACGGCGCGGTTCGCAGATTTCGGCGGGCTGAAGTATGGCGACCCGATCAGCGTGGCCGGTGTGAACTATCAAGTCCGCGAGACGCGCCAGCTTGACGATGGTGCTTTCGTAGAGATTGGGCTGCAGAAGGTATGACGACCCGCCGCGAGACAATCCTGGCCGCTGTGCGCACCGCTCTGACGGGCACCACGGGCGTGAGCACGCGGATCTACCGCAGCCGTGTTGAGCCGATGGCAAGGGCCGAGAGCCCGGCGATCGTGGTGGAGCCGGTGAGCGATACCGCCGAGCAGAACACCAGCCTGCCCACGCTGGACTGGAGCCTGACGGTGCGGATCGCGGTGATCGTGCGTGGCGCCATCCCTGATCAGCTGGCCGATCCGATCGTGGAGGATCTGCACTCCAAGCTGATGGCAGATCTGACCCTAGGAGGAGTAGCGATGGACATCAGACCGCAGGCTGTGAATTTTGAGCTAGTCGAGGCTGATCAGCCAGCAGGTGTGATCAGCTGCGACTACCTGATCCGCTACCGGACCGCTAACGCTAACCTCGCAACAGCGTGATGGCTACGATGTTGGATGAATACCACGGGCAAGGCGGGACCTACCTGCTGGACCCCAAAACCGGCAAACGGAAGCTCATCGAGCGGACAGAGCCGGCCAATCCCTCTGAACCCCAAGCCGAGGAACTGAGCGATGGCTCTGACACGCAAGAGACTGATCCAGGTTAAAAAGGAGTCCACCTACGGAACCGACAGCACCCCTGCCGGAACCGATGCGCTGCTGGTCCGCAACCTGGAGATCACCCCGATTGAGGCTGACATTGTTAGCCGCGATCTGATCCGCAACTATCTGGGCAACAGCCCGCAGCTGCTGGCCAACAGCCGGGTGAGCATCACCTTCCAGGTGGAACTGGCTGGTTCCGGCACTGCTGGCACGGCACCCCGATACGGCGCCATTCTGCAGGCTTGCGGCCTGTCGGAGACGATCGTTGCCAGCACCAGCGTCACCTATGCGCCGGTGAGCAGCAGCTTCAGCTCTGCCACGATCTACTTCAACAACGACGGCATCCGCCACATCCTGACCGGCTGCCGCGGCACCTTCACGCTGAACGCCGAGGTGGGTCAGATCCCCACCATCGACTTCACCATGATCGGTGTCTACAACGCACCGACCGACACGGCGCTGCCCACCACCACCTACAGCGCACAGGCCAGCCCGCTGATCTTCAAGCAGGGCAACACCTCGGCCTTCCAGTTCTTCAGCTACGCAGGCTGCCTCCAGTCGGTGTCGTTCGACATCGCCAACGAGACGGTCTACCGCGAGCTGGTGGGCTGCACGAAAGAGGTGATGATCACCAACCGTGCCCCCAGCGGCACCGTGCTGATCGAGGCTCCTGCTCTGGCGACGAAGGATTACTTCAGCCTCGCTCAGACCGAGACCACGGGTAACCTCACCTTCCTGCACGGCACCACCGCCGGCAACCGTGTCACCTTCACGGCTGGCCAGTGCGACATCTCGAATCCGTCCTACGCGGATCAGGATGGCGTGCAGATGCTGAGCATCCCCTACGTTGCCGTTCCGACCACGGCCGGCAATGATGAGCTGAGCCTCGCCTTCACCTGATAGGAGCCCTGCATGGCGTTTGTTCTCAAGCAGTCCGACACCTACGTCTGGCCGGTCACCGTCGAGATCCCCATCGACGGCGGCCGGTTCGACCGGCAAACATTCGACGCGGAGTTCAAACGCCTGCCGCAGGCTCGCAACAATGCGATCATCCAGGCGGCACGCGCTGAGACCACCACTGACCTCGAGGTAGCGGAGGAAGTGCTGGCCGGCTGGAAGGGCATCACCGACGATGCCGGCAAGGACATCCCCTACAGCGAAACCGCCAAATCCCAGCTGCTGGACGTGCCCGGCGTCTCGGCCGCAGTGGTGGAGGCGTACATCAACTCGCTGCTGGGAGCGAAGCGAAAAAACTGATCGAGGCCGCTGAGCATTGGGCCGGCGGCGGGATCGTGGACGAAACAGAGTCCGACGCGGCGGCGCTAGGCATCGTGATGCCGGAGCAACCGCCGGAGGACTTTGAGGTGTGGGAGGAAAACTGGCCGGTGGTGGAGCTGTTCCTGCGTGTGCAGACACAGTGGCGCATCAGCATGAACAGGCCGATCGGCTTGGACTATGGCGCTGTGGCGTGGATCCTTAAACTGACAGCAGAGGAAACCACTCACCGCCCCCTGCTGGAGGAACTGCAGATCATGGAGGGCGCAGTGCTGGCCTACATCGCAAAGCAGGAGAGCTGAAGCATGGCGATGAACATGGATGCCATGCTCCGCATCAAGGCGGACGTTGACGGGCAGAACAAGATCGTCGCGCTGAACCGCGGCCTGCAACAGGTGGGCACCACGGCCGCTGGTGTGACCGGCGCTATGCGGGGCATGACAGGCGCTGCAGCCGGCCTCTCCGGCGCGCTGGGCACCCTTGCCCCGCTGCTCAGTGCAGCCGGCCTGGCGAGCATGGTGAAGGGCACACTGGAGGCCGGCGATCGCATGAACGATCTGGCGCAGTCCACCGGCGTATCGGTCGAGGCATTGAGCCGGTTCAACAAGGCCGCAGCGGTGAGCGGCACCAACCTTGAGGGCGTCAGCAAGGGTCTGGTCAAGCTGAACAAGGCAATGCTGGATGCTGCGACGGGCGGCAAAGCATCATCTGCCACGTTCAGCGCGCTGGGCATCAGCGTGAAGAACGCAGACGGCACGCTCAAGTCCGCCGATCAGGTGATGCTTGAGGTGGCCAACCGCTTCAAGGCGATGCCTGACGGTGCGGCCAAGACGGCTTTGGCGCTCAGGCTGTTCGGCAAGTCCGGTGCGGAGCTGGTGCCGCTGCTCAACATGGGCGGCGATGCCATCGACAAGATGAGCACCAAGATGACCACCGCCTTTGCGCAGAAGGCGGATGAGTACAACGACAAGCTGGCCATCCTCGGCGGCAAGGTTCGCGGCCTGGCGATGGATCTGACCATCGCGCTGCTTCCGGCGCTGAACCAGATCACCGATGCGCTCACCGTGGTGGTGAGTGGCTTTAGCCAGCTGCCGGAGCCGCTGCAGGCTGCTGCCGTGGGTGCTGCCACCCTGGCGATCGCCTGGGGGCCGCTGACCGGCCTGCTCGGCGGCAGCGTCAAGCTGTTCGCCTCTGTGGCCAACGGGCTTGAGATCATGCGTTATCAGAGCGCGCTGGCTGGTGGTGCCATCCCGATGATCACCGGCAACCTGCAGGCCATGAGCGCGGCGATCCTTGCTATCCCCGGCTGGGGATGGGCGCTGGCTGGTGTTGCTGCCCTGGGGCTGCTTAGCAAGGCGCTGTACGACAACAACGAAGGTTTCAGGAGCTGGGTCAACAACGTCGGCACGATCATCGCCAGCGACTTCCAGAACGCGATGAAGAACATGGTGGAACTGGGCTCTGCTGCTGCTCGCGGTGTCAGCCAAGCCTGGGATTGGCTCAAGGGCATGACTAGCAACGCTGCGGCGGCGATCGGCAACGCCTTCAGCGGGCCGTTCGGGTTCATCGCCAACGCTGCTAGCAGCGTGTTCGGCATTGTGCAGCGCAAGATCGCAGAACTGTGGAACAACATCCCTGCTCCGATCCGCAAGGCTCTGGGTCAAGCCGGTCAGATGGCGATCAACTCAACCCCGATTGGCTACATGGCGGGTGTGGGCGTTCGCGCTTTCCAGATGGGGCCGCAGCAGACGGTCAACCGGGCTGGTAAGGGCGACCTGCGGGGCGGCGGCGGCGGTGGCTTCACCCCCAACCTGAGCGCGCTGGAGGGCGGCGCTGGTGGTGGTGCCACGGCTGCAAAGGATGCGGCCGATAAAGCGCGGCAAGCACGCGAGGCGCTGCTGGCATCCAAGAACAAGCTGGATCAGGCCAAGGCCGAGCTGGCGCTGGTGCGCGAGCTGGACCCGATCAGGAAGATCGAGCTGGAGTATGAGGAGAAGCGCCGGGTGGTGCGCGCAGCTGCTGCTCAGGAGTTGAGCAAGGCGCTGACCATTGAGGAAGAGGCGAACATTCAGCGCACCCGCGCGATCGACCTCCAGCGCATTGGCGTGGAGGAAACAAACGCGCTGAAGGACAAATACAAGGAGCTGGGCGAGGCAGCCTATGAGGCTGCGATGAATACCTCGATCTGGAGCAGCGCAGCGGAGGCAGCCAACGGCGCGATGGTTGGCTTCCGTGATGGCATCAGCTCCTACCTCGACAGCATCGGCACGCTGGGCGAAGGCATCAGCAACCTGACTCAGAACGCCATCAAGGGACTGGAGGATGCGATCGTTTCGCTGACCACCACCGGGCAATTCAGCTTCAGGGAGTTTGCGCTTTCGATCGTGGAGGAAGTGACCCGCCTGGTCACCAGGTTGATGATCATCGCCCCGATCCTGCAGTGGCTACAGAACCTGCTGCCGGGCGGCGGCTTCCTGAGCGGTGCCGGTGCGCTTTCAGGCGGCAAGCTGTTCTCAGGCGGGATCTTCGCCAACGGTGGCGCCTTTGATCGCAACGGCCTGCAGGCATTTGCAATGGGTGGCGTGGTCAACCGCCCCACGATCTTCCCATTTGCCAACGGTGGCGCCGGCCGCCTTGGCCTGATGGGCGAAGCCGGTCCTGAGGCAATCATCCCCCTAAAACGCGGCAGTGACGGCAGACTCGGCGTATCGGGCGGCGGCAGCACCAGCGTGGTGGTGAACGTGGATGCCAAGGGCACCACCGTGCAGGGTGACAACGGCCAAGGCCAGGCGCTCGGCCGTGCCATCAGTGCTGCTGTGCAGCAGGAGCTGATCAAACAACGCCGGCCTGGCGGCCTTCTCGCGGCATAACCGATGGCAACTTTCACCTACACACCAGATTTCGGCGCCACGCGCTCCAGCCGGCCAGCGGTCACCACTGTGAAGTTCGGTGATGGCTACGAGATGCGGCAGGCGACGGGAATTAATGCCGACCTCAAAAGCTGGACGCTGACTTTTGCGGCCCGCACCGACACCGAAGCCAATGCGATCGAGGCGTTCCTTGATGCACGCGCCGGTGTTGAGAGCTTCGACTGGACGGCGCCTAACGCTGCGGCCTCGCGGAAGTACGTCTGCCGCGAATGGCAGCGCACGCTGGATGCCTGCAACCTGAACACCATCCAGGCCACCTTCGACCAGCTGGCTGAACCATGACCGCTCCCACCCCCGTCATCACCGAGCTGCAGAAACTGGCACCCAGTGCGCTGATCGAGCTGTTCGAGCTGCAGCTGTTCAGCAACCTGCACGGCGCGGCAACCACCTACCGCTTCCATGCCGGCACCAACGGTCTGCAGCAGGATCTGATCTGGGCCGGCAATACCTACAACCGCTGGCCGGTGGAGGCCACAGGCTTTGAGTACGGCGGTGGCGGCCAGCTGCCGCGGCCGAACATCAGGGTTGCCAACGTGCTGAGCACCATCACCGCGGTGCTGCTGAGCGTGAACGCGGCCACACCAGGCAACGACCTGAACGGTGCCAAGGTGACGCGGATCCGCACGCTGGCGAAGTTCCTCGATGCTGCCAACTTTCCCGGCGGCACCAACCCGACCGCAGACCCCACGGCCGAGATGCCGCGCGAGATCTACTACGTCGATCGGAAGGTGACGGAGAACCGCGAGCTGGTCGAGTTCGAGCTGGCCTCAGCCCTTGACCTGGTGGGGATGCGCCTGCCCCGGCGCCAGACCATTCAGAACGTCTGCCAATGGGGCTATCGCTCAGCCGAGTGCGGATACACCGGCGGGCCGGTGGCGGACGTCAACGACAAGCCCACCAGCAATGCGACGCTGGACAGCTGCGGCAAGCGGCTCGCCAGCTGCAAACTGCGGTTTGGCGCCTACTCTGAGCTGCCGTTCGGTTCCTTCCCTGGCGTGGGGCAGTTCTCATGAAGCCGAAGCTTCTGGCCGCTGCACTGGAACACGCGCAGGCGGAAGCGCCGGGCGAGAGCTGCGGTCTTGAGGTGGTGGTCAAGGGTCGCCGGCGCTATTGGCCGTGTCGCAACATTGCCACCGATCCCGAGGAGATGTTCACGATCGACCCGGAAGACTACGCAGCAGCCGAGGATGCCGGCACGATCATCTCCGTGATTCACAGTCACCCGCACACACCACCGGCACCAAGCCAGGCGGATCGTGTCGCGTGCGAGCGTTCAGGGCTCCCCTGGTGGATCGTGAACCCCAACACCGGCACGTTCGACGGCTGCCAGCCTGAGGGCTACCAGGCGCCGCTGGTGGGTCGTGAGTATGCCTGGGGCGTGCTCGACTGCTGGACGCTTGTGCGCGACTGGTACACCCGCGAGTGGGGGCTGGAGCTGCCGGACTGGCCGCGGCCGACGCCGGATGCGTTCGAGGATGCGCCGATGTTCGAGGGCTGCTTCAAGGAGGCCGGTTTCCGGGAGGTGAGCCTCGAGGAGATCGAGCCGGGCGATGCCCTGCTGATGGCGCTTGACCGCAACGATGGCCGCGCCAATCACGTCGCTGTGTACTTGGGCGACCAGCTGATCATTCACCACCTGCGCGGGCGATTATCAAGCCGGGACCTGCTGGGTGGCTACTATCTGAAGCAGACCGGGAAGGTCGTGCGCCATGAAAGTCGTTAAGGTCTACGGCCGGATCGCAGAGTTTGTGGGCGCACGCAGCTTCAAGGCTGACGTGGCATCACCGGCCGAGGCAGTGCGATTTCTGCTGGCCAACTTCCCCGGCCTCGAGAAGTTCTTGGTCGATGGCGACCGCGAGGGCTACGGCTATCGCGTGCGCGTGGGCGGCCGTCCGGTGGGTGATGCCGATGAGCTGCAGATCCCAAGCGAGCGCGCCAAGACGATCAGCATCGTGCCCGTGCTGAGCGGCGCTGGTGGCGGCCTCGGGCAGATCTTTGCCGGCATTGGCCTGATTGCTGCGTCGATTCTGCTTGGTCCGGTGGGCGCGATCATCGGCGGCCTTGGTGCTGGTGTGATTGGCGGCACTGCTGCAACCATCGTCGCCGGCATCGGCTTCAGCTTGGCGCTGGGTGGTGTGGCGCAGATGCTGTCGCCGGTGCCAAAGCTCAGCACCTCAATGCCATCACAGCGGGCCAGCTATGCCGGCGCGCAGAACGGCGATCGAGCTGATCCCAAGCGGCTCGAGTCATACAGCTTCTCCGGCATCCAGAACACCTCAGCGCAGGGGCTGCCGGTGCCCATCATCTACGGCCGGGTGTGGGTCGGATCCGTCACCATAAGTGCAGGGATCGACGTGGCATGACGCAGTTCATTTCGGGCGCTGGTGGCGGCAACAGCGCCCAGAAACGCGCGGAGAAACGTGCCAAGAGGCAGCAGAAGAAGATCAAGGCGCAGCTAGATCGGATTGAAGCCAAGCTTGAACCGTACAAGCCAACAGAAGCGCCCGACAGCCTCGAGAGCGCAGCCTATGCCTACCTGCTCGACTTGATCGGAGAGGGCGAGATCCAGGGGCTGGAGAACAGCTGGCAGTCCGTGCTGCTGGATGACACGCCGCTGATGAACGCAGACGGCACGTTCAACTTCTCAGGCGTCCAGATTGAGACTCGCTACGGGACGCAGAACCAGAGCTACATCCAAGGCTTCTCCGACATTCAGCGTGAGGTCGCGGTCAACACCGAGCTGGAATACAACGCCAGTCAGGTGCGGCAGATCACAGACACCAACGTGAACGCTGCGCGCGTCACGATCACGTTGCCATCGCTGCAGTTCACGGAGGACGACGGCGACATCGTGGGCACGTCCGTGCGCATCACGGTCGATGTGCAATACAACGGCGGCAGCTACAGCACCGTGATCGACGACACGATCACCGGCAAGTCCAGCTCGGCCTATCAGCGGGACTACCGCTTCCCGATTGGAGGCGCGTTCCCGGTGAACGTCCGCGTCACGCGACTGACCGAAGATTCAACTTCAGTGCGGCTGCAGAACCAGACCTTCTGGAC